TCTCACTGTCAAAATGGGAGTCAGAATTTGAAAAACCTTTTTTGAATAATGATAAAAAAACCCCAGAAGAAATTTATGGCTATATAAAAGCTATGATAATTGACGAATGTTCTAATGAAACTTTACTTAGACTATCAAACCAAAACATTCAAGAAATAAATGATTACATAGATGCTAAAAGATCAGCAACAACTTTCGGTGTTATGCCAGAAAAACGCGGTAAAGCAGAAGTTATAACATCAGAGTTAATTTATTATTGGATGGTTACTTTTAATATACCGTTTGAATGCGAAACTTGGCATTTAAATAGACTTTTTGCATTAATTAGAATTTGTAACTTGAAAAATTCTACCCCTAAAAAAATGTCTAAAAACGAGATTGCGATGCGAAATCGCGAATTAAATGCAAAAAGAAAAGCGGACTTACAAACACGCGGATAAAAGAAAGGACATACTATGACAGCTATTGTTTGGCATGAAACCGGTTCAAAATTTTATGAAGCTGGACTAGATCGCGCCGTTCTCTACGTCGAAGACAATAATGGTGTTCCGTGGAACGGTTTAATTAGTGTGTCCGAGAAAAATGACACTAAAGTAGAACCTCTATACTTTAACGCCACAAAGTTTAACGACCTAGTTACTTTAGGCGATTATTCAGGAAGTATATCTGCATTTACGTATCCAGATGAATTTTTAGTATGTGAGGGTATTGTGGAGGATCAAGATGGTTTATATTTAACCGATCAACCACTAAAAAGATTTCACCTTTGCTATAGAACTTTAATTGGCGAAGACGATAACAATTTTAGTAGTGGTTATAAAATTCATATACTTTATAACTTAACTGCTACACCCGCAGATAAAGTGCGAAAAACTTTATCTTTAAATTCCATTCCAGATGAATTTTCTTGGGATGTTACTAGTATTCCAGAAATTATAGAAGGTCATAGGCCATCTTCGCATTTAATAATTGACAGTAGAAAAATAGACCCTTGGTTATTATTAGATATCGAAGATATTTTATATGGAGATGATGAAAGAGAACCATCACTACCGTCAATGAAATCTTTAACCACATTTATTAGAAAGTGGGATAGATTAATAATCGTTGACAATGGAGATGGAACTTGGTCGGCTATTTCAGCTAGAGACGGAATCATAAATGAAATTTCAGAAACTGAATACACAATTGAATCCGACGATATTGTGTATTTAAACGGAACAACTTATACCATTAGTAGTTCAAATAAAAATGAGGAGGATCTCTGATGGCAACAGTAACAGTTTTTACAGCGTCAAGAATGGCGGCAATTGAAGCCGCTTCAATTGTTAGCGGAACCGTTGATGTAAATGGCGATTTAATTTTAACAAAACATGATAACACTACGATTAATGCTGGAAGTGTTATCGGACCAGAAGGCCCCCAAGGTCCTGTTGGCGAAGTAACTCAAGCTGAATTAGAAGCAGCGATTGCAGCCGCGCATGCTGCTGGCGCAATTACCGAAGCACAATTGGCAACTGGCGCTGTAACCGCGATTAAAATTGGAACCGGGGCAGTTACTGAAATTAAAATCGCAAGTGGGGCGGTTACCGAAAGTAAAATTGGAACCGGTGCTGTGACGGCAGACAAAGTTGGATCGTCGGCAATAACCGAAAACAAACTTGGTACTGGAGCCGTAACTTCAGATAAAATAGGATCCGGAGCAGTCGTTGAAGCTAAAATTGGAACTGGTGCTGTAACAAATGCAAAAGTCGCAACTGGAATAGCCGCCAGCAAAATAAGTGGCGTATATTATAAAAACGGTTCTACATCGCAACATCAAATTACAATTTCAACATCAGCGCCAAGCGGTGGTGCTGACGGAGATGTTTGGTTGAGGTACTGATATGCCGATATACGTAAACGTTAACGGAACATGGGTCGAACTTACTGGCGCAGATAGACCGCACGTTAATGTAAGCGGAACATGGCATGGCGTTAAAAATGCTTATGCTAATGTTTCTGGAACTTGGCAACAAGTTTATCAGTATGATAATACTGCGCCTACGGTTCCCATTCCGTCAATTACTCCTGGTGGATCAAGTGATACAATATCTTGGAGCGATATAACAGACGATGCAAGTGGCGTTTCTTCCGCAACATTATATCAAGCATTCTATAATGTCACAGATAATATCTATGAAAATACGTACGCTTCAACCCCGATATCAGTTTCCGGAAACAGCACAACGATGTCAATTCCTACTGCTCGTAGAAATACTCCAAGTGGTAAACATTATCAAGTTTACTATTGGATTGCAGCAACAGACAATGCTGGTAATACTGTTTACGGAGATCAAGTTGGAAAAGCATCAACTTTTTATAATACAAAGCCACTTGGCACGTATTACTTCTTCCCAACCGCTGCCGATTCTAGAAACATCGGTAATACCGACTGGCTTAACGCAACAGTCGAAGGTATTGTCGGTTATTCTGGAAGTCGAGCATATGGTTGCTGGTTCTATGGAACAAACACCATTCAAACCCAGTGTCGTGGCTGGAATGCAAACTCCGGTACACTATTTATAAAGCGAGCAGCCTCGACCGATTCTAACCGAGGTAATACCGGAACTTTCTTCTTGCAAACCCATAACCTTGGCGTTAAAGGATCTAGTGCTGCGACATTTACTGGTACCGTCCTAGAGCAATACTTAAGCGGTAATAGTGCCTCGGCTTATGTCAACTTAGACTATACGGCATTGACAAAACTGCAAGACGGAAGCGGTCAAGGGTTTGGTTTAACATACCACAGTAATGCTCCGGGTTTCCTACTCGGATTGCGAGACTTTTCCGGTCTTATAACTTTAAACTATACCTAACCAGTCAAAATGGTAGTAAAACACTTTAAAACTAAGGAGTTTAGATGACAAAGTATCCAGTGTTACCAATTATTATGCCCGCGGACTTAAAAAACGCAAAAAACGGAGCACTAGATTTAACTTTGCTTCGTGATATTAAATCACCAACGGGTAAGATGCATAGTTTAGCGGCGACTGCTTGGAATGCCATGCAGTTAGATGCTTATTTTAACGGTATAGAATTAAGACAAGTTGGTGCTTATAGAAATTTGGCCAGGCAAGAAGAAATGTTTAAAGATCGTTATCAATTAACGCCAACTGGGCGCACGCCGCAAGTGACTCGGACATACCAGGGTAAAACTTGGTATTTGAAAAAAGGAAAAGCACCTTCGGCTACTCCGGGAACATCTAACCATGGACTCGGTTTAGCCGTTGATGTTGCTGATGCATCAGGAAAGCGTTTAGAGTGGCTTTTAGGCGATGGATTTTTAACGAGCAATGCTTTAAAGTATGGTTTTTCTTGGGAAGTTCGAGAAGGACCTAACGCTGAAGCTTGGCACATACGTTATGTTTGTGGAGACAAACTTCCCAAAGCCGTTTTAGAAGCAATTGCCGCGTTTCCGTCTTTAGATGTTCGGTAGTTTTTATGATATCCGTTAGACAAAAAGGCGATTTTACATACCTTATGAATTTTTTGAAAAGGGTGCAGAATCGAGACAGCGAAATTTACGGTCAATTAAAACCATACGCTCTCGAAGGCGTTAGAGCTCTAGAGCAAGCCACTCCAATAGAAACCGGAGAGACGGCAAAGTCATGGAGTTATAAAATCATATTAGATAAAAAGACAACAACCATTATTTGGACTAACGATAATGTTGTTGATGGCACAAATGTGGCAATACTTTTACAGTATGGTCACGCCACTGGAACAGGTGGATATGTTGCCGGTTATGATTATATTAATCCGGCTATTCGGCCTATTTTTGATAAGATTGAGTCAAACGTTTGGCAGAATATTACTAAAAAGTGAAAGAAGGTGAATTATGGCTAGTATAGATAATAGAGTTGTTGAAATGAAGTTCGATAATGCTGCATTTCAAACAAAGATTGACTCTACAATAAAAAGTATAGAAAAATTAGACGCTAGCCTTAAGTTAGCCGAAGGTACGCAAGGTTTAAAAAATGTTGATGCGGCAGCTAAAGAAGTAAACTTTGGCGGAATAAGTTCAGCACTTGACGGTATCACAAGTAAGTTTAACGTATTCTCAATTGTTGGAATAACTGCATTGGTGAATGTCGCCAATAAAGCGGTGGACGCTGGTATAGCTTTGGGCAAGTCTCTTAGCCTTGACCAAGTTATTACAGGTTTTCGAGAGTATGAAACAAATATGCGCTCGATTCAGACAATCATGGCAAACACCAGGTCTGAAGGCGCAACACTGGAGCAAGTCAATAATGCATTAGACATATTGAACCAATACTCAGACCAAACTATTTATAACTTCAGTGAAATGACTAAGAATATCGGTACGTTCACGGCTGCAGGTGTTAAACTTGATACAGCTGTCGGATCGATTAAAGGTATTGCAAACTTAGCGGCTGTTTCCGGATCAAGTTCGGAACAAGCGGCTAATGCGATGTATCAGTTATCGCAGGCAATATCGACCGGCTCATTAAAGTTGATGGACTGGAACTCAGTTGTAAATGCTGGTATGGGTGGTAAAGTTTTCCAGGAAGCTTTATTTGAAACTGGAAAAACTTTAGGTACAATTAGCAATGTCCCCATTGATCAAACATTTGACGATTGGACAAAAGCTGGTAACACATTCCGAGGATCTTTAGAAAAGGGATGGATTACATCTGAAGTTTTAACGCAGACACTTAGAAACTTTACCGGCGAATTATCAAAAGAACAATTACTGGCAATTGGATATACCGAAAAGCAAGCCAATCAAATTGTTGAAATGGGTGGCGTAGCGGTTGAAGCCGCAACAAAAGTCAGAACATTTACACAGTTGATTGACGTTGCTAGAGAATCCGTTGCATCTGGTTGGTCTCAGTCATTTAGAATTATTCTTGGTGACTTCGAGCAAGCAACTGAGTTATTCAGCACGATTAGTGCATCGTTTAGCGGAATGGTCGGAAGATCGGCTGATGCTAGAAATGAATTACTAACGGACTGGGCTAGCTTTGGCGGTAGAAAAGCCGTTATAAATGGCGTAATGAATGCTGCTACAGCTTTGTCACAGGTTATAAATAGACTACAAGCAGCATTTGCCCGTGTTTTCCCGCCGTTAACCGCGGTGCAATTAACAAAATTATCCTGGGCATTTGAAGACTTTACTAAGAATTTAATACCGTCACAGGAAACGCTACGAAATATAGGAAACATTTTCGAAGGCGTATTTTCTATACTTGAAATCGGATTCACAATAGTAAGAGAAGCAGCTTCTTCATTTAAGCGCTTATTTGTGGAGTTAGGAAAATCAGAAGGTTCTTCTAAACTTTTAGATTTTATAAAAGGACTAGCTGACGATTTCGTTAAACTGAATAAAATACTAGTAGACGGTCAAGTAATAGCAAAAGTATTTGATGTTATTACCGATTCAATTATTCGATTTGCAAAAGACCCAGTTGGGGAATTAACTAAATTAAAAGACGCAGTTGTTGAAGCATTTAATATTATTTCAACTGGTACTGAAAGTCTTGGTAACTTACCTAGTGGTGTTGTTGACTTTTTATTAAAAGTTCGAGATGCTATATTTAGTTTGGGCGATGTAACACCATTCTTTGCTATGCTGTATACTGGATTTGAACGGCTTAAGAGTTTAACCGATGCTTTTGATCCAATCATAGAAGCCCTCAGCACTTTTGCCGGTTATATTATAAACTGGTTTAAAGAACTGTTCGGTAAAATGGGCGACGCAGCCGAACCAGGAGACTTTAGTAAGGTTCTGGACGGAGTAAACTTAGCCATTGTGGCAAGTATTGGCGGATTATTAGCATTTCTTGCTAAGGGTGTAAACGTTGACCTTGCTGGCGGGTTATTTAATCAGGTTCGAGAGTCTCTGGACGAAGTTACCGGAACGCTTAAAGCGATGCAAATGGACTTAAAGGCTAATGCGTTACTTAAGATAGCTGCGGCAATCGGTATTTTAGCAGTTTCGTTATTACTTCTTGCTAGTATAGATTCGGCTTCATTGACAAAAGCTTTAACAGCTGTTGCGGTTGGTCTTGGTCAACTTATGGTTTCTTTCAGCATATTATCAAAAATATCTGGACCTAAATCTGCGGCTTCGTTTACCATTGCTAGCAGTGGTTTAATTGCTTTATCCGGTGCAGTTTTACTTATGGCGTTTGCTGTAAAGACATTGTCCGGTTTAAGCGTTGGCGATTTGGCTAAAGGTTTAATCGCAATAACTTTAATAACCGAAACTCTAGTGTTCGTAGCAAAACAACTTTCTGGAAACACATCTGGTTTAATTAGAGCCGGTATTGGCTTAATTGGTGTTGGTATTGCCTTAAATATTTTAGCAGCCGCAGTTAAACTATTCTCTTTAATGGACCTTGGCGAAATGGCAAAAGGTCTTTTGGGTGTAACAATTGGTTTAACAGTTATATCAACTGCGCTTCAACTTATGCCATCTGATTCATTTAGTAAAGCAGCCGGATTAATATTAGTCGCTGGCGCTTTGAATATTCTTGCTATTGCCGTTACGGTATTTAGCAAAATGTCATGGAATGAAATGGCAAAGGGATTTGGCGCTGTTGCTTTAGGTTTAACGATTATAGCTGTAGCAATGCACTTAATGCCAACAAATATGTTAATTACCGCAGCTGGTTTAATCGTTGTAAGCGGTGCATTAGTAATTATTGCGTTAGCGCTTAAAGAAATTGCAAACCTTTCTTGGAACGAATTAGCTAAGGGTTTGGTTGCTATCGCGGGTGCTTTGTTATTCTTAACTATTGCTGCTCACGCTATGCAAGGCGCAATAGGCGGAGCCATAGCAATGACAGTTATGTCAGTAGCATTACTTTTAATTGCGGATGCATTAAGTACTATTGGTAATCTTAGTTGGAGTGAAATAATTAAGGGATTAATTGGTATTGCCGCAACATTTGCTGTTATTGCAATATCAGCGACTTTAATTCAACCAACAATCGGCGCAATACTTTCACTTGGAGCAGCCCTATTACTAATAGGCGTTGCTGTTGGTGTTTTTGGTTTGGGCGTTAATGCTCTAGCTCGAGGTATTAAAGTATTAGTTGATATGGGCCAACAGGGTATTGATTGGTTTATTGCCCTATTAGATAATCTATTAGAGCGAATTCCGATTTTAGCAAAAGCACTAGCT